AATCTCTTCACGCTCATGCTGGGCAACGACTGCGCGCACACCAAACTCAAGAGTGCCTGCGTGTGGCATGTCAGCAGCCACAATGTCTACGCCAGCTTTGCGCAGTGTCAACAGGAAGGCTGCATCGCGGGAGAGGCGGTCGATCTTGGCGATCAGGATGGCTGCACCATGGCGACGGCACTGCTCAAGTGCGAGCTCGAGCTGCGGACGGTTGTCGATCTTGCCGGACTCGATCTCTGTGTACTCGCCAATGATGTCTGCCTGGTATGAGCTGACCAGCTGGCGCTGTGAGTCGAGGCCAAGGCCAGAGTGGCCCTGCTTGGCGGTGGAAACGCGGTAATAGGCTACGTATTTCATGGCAGCCCCTTATTTGGCTAAAAGATAATAAAGGGCATTAGCCTCTTTGCTGCAATCTGCAATGTGTGCATCAAGCTTGCTAAATATTTCTTCATCATCGTAGTCATCGCCAAGATGGTTATATAAAGACCAAATTTCAGCACCAGCTTTAGATAGTGTGCTTGCGTTATAAAAACGCTCATGTAATTGACGTTGGCGTTGTGTAATCATGTCTGCAACTCCTTGCGCTTTATCTGCGCGTTGAACATGAACGTATGTTACACGATATTTGTATATCGGTTTTCTAGGGAGTTTCCCTAGTGCCACTTCTTGATTGATATCGCGGTGATATACACTCGGCGCCTATGAAACCCAAACTCAAACCTTTTATGATGCGGCTGCACCCACTCACGCGGGAGCTGTTAGACAAGGCGGCTGCCGACCAGGGGCGCAGCGTGTCGTCTTTGATTGACCAGAGTGTGCGCGAGCAGCTGCAGCCCAAGTACGGCGAGTTGCAACCCAGACTGCAGCGCTTTCTCTCTGGAGTGCGCCAGCCATGACCTATGAAGAGGCAGTGCGCTTGCTGGCCAGAGTGCGTGAAGGCATCTACTACCCTGTGGAGCTGGTCTCCGAGGCCTTGGCCATGACTGGCGACAGGGACTACGACTACCAGGTGCCACCGGCAGACATGATTGATTTTGTGCAGAACTTACGCAGAGCGGGGCAGCTATGAGTGAAACAATAGTAGCGATTGACTTAGGCACCACGACAGGCTGGGCGTGCCGGCCACTGCATGGCCCGATTGCATACGGGTACGCCACATTTAAGCCTGGCAGGTACGAGGGTGGCGGCATGCGCTACCTGCGCTTTAAGCAGTGGTTGACAGAGCTCAAAGGCACGGTCGGTGGCGAGATCCAATCCATCTACTTTGAAGAGGTGCGCCGGCATGCCAGCACAGACAGCGCGCATGTCTACGGCGGCTTGATGGCCACATTGACCAGCTGGTGTGAGCACCACAAGATCCCATACCAAGGCGTGCCGGTTGGCACCATCAAAAAGCACGCTACGGGAAAAGGCAACGCGAGCAAGGAAGACATGATCGCTGCCATGGTTGGCATGGGCTATCAGGTAACAGATGACAACGTAGCAGACGCGCTATCGCTGCTGCACTGGGCACTATCGGAGGTGGACAATGCTTGAGACTGTATTGATCGTGGTCGCGCTGATGTTGATCGGCGTGATGGTTGGCGTGTTTGTGGCCATAGCGCTGATAAACAGCTGGATGGACAGGGAAGACTGATGCACATTAGTTACGTGAAGATTGTCAGAGATGACGAGGGCACGGTCATTGATACGCAGGAGGCCAACGGCGAGATGCGCAGGCTCAACTACCAGATCGAGGTCTTGAAGGCTGCGCTTGAGATCGAGATGGATCGGGTGTACGACTTGAAGGAGCTGCTAGACCAGGTGCGCCGGTTGGCCTTTGAGCTCAACGAGGAAGTCTTGAAGGCGCAGCCATGAAGTGCCCGATCTGCAGCACCTGGACGTCAATCAAAGAGACACGCAAGCGAGAGAACAACATTACAGTGCGGCGGTATGAGTGTGCCAACCTGCACACATTCAAGACCACCGAGCAGATCACCCAGATCTTGGACGCTACACACATGGAGCAGCTCAAGTTGGCCAGGCTAGAAAACCTAGCCAAGGCCAGCAGGAGCCGCAAGAAGGCAAGCAATGCATGAAAAGACGCCACGTATATCGCAAGGCAAGCAACGCGCCGTCACCCAGCTTGGAATGCCTGCTGATGGCGTGTGGCAGAGAGTTGTTAACGACCTGGGAAGTCTTGCGGGACAAGGAGTTGATCGAGAGGCATCTAAAGGCGCTAGACGGTCGATATGGCGCAAACGCAGAGGCCAAGGTCAGGGCGTACATGCACCAGATCAAGAAACATGAGCGCAATGGCTGACAATGTGGTGAGCTTTGAGATACCAAAGCCACCAAGGCTGAAGTTGAAGGAGGCACCACCAGACCAGCGCAAGTTAGTAGTGCTGCCAATCAAGGCGGTCTTTGACCTGCGACTGCATCACGGTGCAGTCAGAGTGCTGGCAGCGCTGTGTAGTTACTGCAACAGAGCCGGCATCACATGGGTGAGCCAGACAAGGCTAGCCAAGGACTTGAGCATCACCCAGCAAGCGGTATCCAAGCAGTTCAAGCAGCTGAGAGAGTGCGGCTACCTGGAGACAGTAAGGAAGGGGTTTAAAGGAGAGAGGACAGACACGCTACGGGTTATCTTTGGCGCAGACATAGACGCAGAGACAGCCATAGCAGTGACGAGCAGTATCGAGGACACTAGAACACCACAGATGAAAAGGGAGCAAGACATGCAAGCAGACAAACCAGAGCCAGCAGCAGGCAAGCGCAAAGTAGTCAAAAAGAGTCAACCAAAGCGTGGACAACCTGTGCATAAGATACCTAGCACTAACAACCCGCAGGTTGTGCAGCAATCACAACCTTATCACAACGTAGAGGTTGTAGATAACACAGAAGAAGACATGAGAGGTCTTCCTGTTATAAGTAGTCTTGTTACAAGTAAACTTCTTAAAGAGAAAGAAGCAGACATGTTAGTTCTGAACAACTTAGAAGTTAACGAGTTGAAGTCGGATGGCATGACAGCCAAGCAGATCGCTGACAGCATCGACACGCTGCTGGTGCTGTACAAGGCCGAGGGCATCACACCAACATCCAAGGCCTTGATGGCTGGCATACGTCAATTGCAGGCAGACACCAGATGATTGAATGCCCTCTCCGCGGGTTCTGTGGTACCTACAAGCCACGATCTAGGGTCGGTCTAGGCAAGGGTAGCCACTCGACCTCTCAGCTCGTTGTAGAGGCTCTGGCAGAACCCTGTGCAAAGATCAAACGAACGTATGGATTGTGCACAAGGCTGGACAAGGGTGTGCCAGGCTACAGGCAGAGCGGTCAACCTATATGCGCCAGCATGCGCGCAGGCGTACCGCGCTCGACGACGCGCCCGGAACGCGACCCTTGCCCCCCCACCCCTCACCGTAGCGGTCGGGGGCACCCCCCAATTTTTCCTGTCTTTTTCCTAGAAGACTTTTCCCCTGTTTTTAACCAAGGAGTTGTATGACTGATGATCGTGAAATTAAGCCTAGTGAGGGCAAGTGCTGGAAGAACGCTGAGAAGACTGAGTCTTGGCATGGCGACTACAAGGGCACCTTTGTGATGCCAGATGGGACTAAGCACTTCCTTGACCTGTATGTGAACAAGATGCCTGATGGCCAGGCGTGGTTCAAGATCAAGGTGGGCAAGGCTAAGACTGCTACTCCGGCTGCTGCTGCACCTGTTGCTGGCAAGGTAGCTTTGCTTGACGAGGATATACCTTTCTGATGGCACGGGTTAAATCTCGCTTATCTGAGCAGATCCCTAGTGTGAAGAACTGGGGTGGTGTGCGCTCGATTGAGAGGCGGCTGGAGCGCAGTGCTACGCTTGAGAGCAATCGTGAGGCTGTGGCCTATGCGTTGCTGTCTATGGCCAACACCAAGATCACAGACATTATGAGCTGGGATGAGAGTGGCAATGTGACTGTGAAGGCTAGCCACTTGATACCAGAGCATGCGTTGCACGCGATTAAGTCTATCAAGGTCAACAGCAAGAAAGACTCCGATGGCAATGTGTACTCCACGCTTGACATTGAGTTGTACGACAAGGTGGGAGTCT